CAATGTAATGGTTATTGGTAACATTTCTACATTTAATCCAGACCATACCGCCTTCACCAGCAAGGTCTATTCCATTATTAATAACATTAGTGCCGCCATTACCAGTATACAAAAATGTACTAAACACATCTGCAACATCAGTCGCACCACCACTAGGGCTGGTACTTAATAACTTTCTTTCGATAGTCATTATATGCCTCCCTATGCGATTGCGTAAAAGATGTAAGTTGAGCCAGACACGTTCTGATCTCCATTGGTTTGATTTATAATAAAACCTGAACTATGAGGGTCAACAGCATCTTCGTCCGTAATGTGAGCAGAAGAAGAATCCAAGTAAAAATAAGGGTCATTACCAGCGACAATACCCCTTGCTGTATCAAAGACCATCCAAGAGCCAGTAGCGTTAGTGCGCTTGATTAAGACAAATCTTGCCCCTGCTGAAAACCCACAGTTAATCGTCTGGCTAGAGCCGTTGCCAGTGTAGCTGCCGACCTTAGATATGCCAGCTAGTGTGGCGAAGAGGTAGGCTATGTAAGTGTCGCCTGAACCATTTATATGTGTTAAACCACTCACAGAGAAAACACTATCTGTTGGGGCTGTGTTATTCCATAAAACGCTAGTAACATAGGACGTCTCATTTTGGTCTAAAGCTGGCCCTCTTTTAGTCCATCCTTGCGAAGCAAAACCTGTACCCCAATCCCTAGAATTATTTCGCTTTTTAGCCCATATCATCTCTGGAGCTACACCAAGAGAGTGAGGTATAGTTCTTGCAGAACCAGTACCAGAATAAGCAACCACATCAAAGAAGCCTTTTGCCCGTTTCCACAAAAGATTTATATTTGAAGCATGATTAGGGTTCTGCCAATATCCAGTTTTCTCATCCCATCCCTGACCAGCATTAGATGCAGCAGCACTAGTATTAGTTCTTAAATATGAATCACCAATTAATCTGCTACCTATCTGTCGGTTGTTTCCTGATGACGCTGTGTTTGTCCAGATTGCCATATCTGGCACTAATCCAACATTGTGTATAACAGCCCCAGTGGCGTTGGTCAGAGAAAACACATCAGTAGCCGCTTCTGGCTCAACCATCATTGGGGCACGTATTGCCATGTAGATGTATGAATTACTGTTAGTGTTAAGAGCATCTGCTACTTGAAAACCATTTGATAATAAGCCTACATCATCATTATTAAATTCAGCACTAGCTTGGTTTGTATATAAAGGGTGTCCGTCACCATTATTTGCGCCACCTAACCAACCTCGCATACTGTCCCACATATACCAGCCGCCACTAGCAGAGGAATCTTTAACTATTAGAAACTGCGGCTCCCATCCGAGATTTATATCTTGTAGTGTGGAAGCGTTGCCCGTATAGCCACCACACTTGATCATCTGATCGTCTGCATCTTCTGAGGAGTTGTCAGCGAATAGGTAGGCCACGTATACTGCATCACTATTATTTGATTGGTTTCGTGCGGCTAATGTAAAGTGGGTGCTGGTAGGATTGGTATTGTTCCACCAATATACACTATTGTTTACAGCAGCAGTTGTGTTTAATTGCATAGCACCTGCTGCTCCAGTAGTTGTATGCCACACTTGCCAATCGTTACTAGTATTAGTAGATCTGATAAGAATCATGCCCACAGGCCCACCAAGATTATGTGCTATCTGACGACCTGTAACTCCATTTCCAGAATAGGTTACAACATCAAAGAACTTTTTCTTCTTACGGAATGTCCAGCTTACGTAGTCTTGCCCAGTTTGGTTATTGTTGTGTCCACCACTACCGTAAGAAAACCCATTTGAGTTAAACGCACTCACGCCATATGGGTCTTGGCTTCCTGATGCATGAGTAGTGTCGGGCCGTATGGCGTTATGAACACCTCTCTCAGTATCATGTACAGAATGGGTACTGGAGCTAGTTCTGTTTTTTATCCAAACCATACCCCCTTCACCCGCAAGGTCTATGCCGTTAGTAATAGTCTGACTACCACCATTACCCGCCCACAAATACGTACTAAACACATCTGCAACATCAGTCGCACCACCACCACTGGGGCTAGTACCTAACAACTTTCTTTCGATAGTCATACTCTACCCCATTGCCAAGCCAGAAACTATTCCATACCAGATCGTGCCACCATCAATAGTAGTAAACGTAAGTATGTCAATGCCTGACGCTGTTAGCGTAGGGGCTGTTGCTGCTGCCCAATCAACACTTGATGGGTACGTGAGAGTAGCTGAACCACCATTAGTTATAATAAGGCTGAAGCTACAGGCTGTGCCACTAGCTGCTGGATTAGTAAAGGTAAGCGTCTGCCCACCAGATAATGTGTATGTAAATACATTGCCTAGCTCAAGGTCAACTGCGTGTGCAGCCATAGCTACTTTGGTTTCTGCGTAGTCTTTTAACACTGGACGCTGTACAATTTGATCAGCCATATTGACTAATCCAGACATAGTGCCACCAGCTTTAGGTAAAGCTGCTGCTGCAAGGGTATTAGCATTTCCTGCAGTAGTAGTCGTAGATGTTAATACTGCATCCCGTACTGCAATGTCTACTCCATCAAAGGTAGAGTTGGTAGTGATAGCACCTGTCATGGCCCCACCAGACTTAGGTAAATTAGTACCTGCCTGGTCTACATCTAGGTTAGTTCGTGCTGCACCTGCGCTGGAAGCACCTGTGCCTCCTTTGCCTATCTCTAGGTCTGCGCCAGTAAAGTTGGCATTAGTTACTCCATTAGCTGCTAGGAAGCCAGCCCGTGGAAGAGTTGCAGATACATTACCAGAACCATCTTCTGCGGTTAAGGTAATGGAGCCATTAGTTGTTAAAAGTTTTAAAGGCATTGTATTTTCCTCAAAGTTGTTTAATTGTGCCGAATAACTTAACTTCTATTAGGCTAGTTAAGGGTACTTCTAAAGTTGCTGCTGCTGCTATATCAAGATCATTACCCGTTTCAAATCGGGAATCTCCAGCAACTGTAGTGTTGGCGGATATAACTTTACTAGCTATAGCACCACCGCTTGTTAATTGTGTTTGTATGTTTGAGGTTACACCTCTATTGTTTTCAACAAAGTCTCTTGCTTTACTCATGATGTTCCTCCCTATGCGATTGCGTAAAAGATGTAAGTGCCGCTAGACACGTTGATGTTAGTTGCAGATACTTGATTCACAATAAATCCTGAGTTTGCAGGGTCTATTGAATCGTTTGAGGTTATTTGTTCTGCATCAGTGTTTAAACTAAAATGTGGGTCGTTACCTGCAACAATTCCTCTAGCAGAATCCCATAAGTACCAATCACCCGTAGCTCCAATACGCTTGATTAGAATGAACCTAGCACCTGCTGAAAACCCACAGTTAATAGTTTGGTTATAGCCGTTGCCAGTGTAGCTGCCGACCTTAGATATGCCAGCCAGTGTTGCGAAGAGGTAAGCTACGTAAGTCCAACCACTACTATTTGTCTCTTCAGCAGTGTCTACATTAAATGTGGTGTCACTCACAGCGGTTGATTGAAAACCACCAACACCAGAGCCACCATTATCTAAATTAAGAAAAAGTGTATTTCCAGCGGCATGACTTGACGGATGATATACTGCCCAATTCTTAGAGTTAGCCCTACTCTTTACCCAAATCATTTCTGGAACAACACCAAGCGAATGTGTTTGTGTCCTAGCAGAACCAGTACCAGAATAAGCAACGCAGTCCATATAGCCTTTTGCCCGTTTCCATGAAAAAAGCGAAAAAGGTATGTTAGAAGTATTTGAATTATTTTGTGCTGGAAGTACTAAACTATTGCTATCAAACGTTACAAAATTACGTGAACCTTCCTCAGTAGAGGAATCAGTATATAATTCAGCATGGGTTAATCTAGTTGTTATATCAGGTTGCATGCCAACACCAGATTCTTTATTTTTTACTATAGCCATATCAACAGGCCCGAATGCAGCATCTAATGTTTGAGTAGCGCCATTTCCTGTGTAAGATTTAACACTAAACACATCAGTAGCCGCTTCTGGCTTGACCATCATAGGCGCACGAATTGCCATGTACATGTACTTAGCATTATTAGTATTAAAAGCTCCACCATTTGCAGCATTAAACGTAATTCCAGTTGGATTTGGTGGAATATAATAAAAACCTCTGCCTTCTTCATGTCTTAAATTTCGTATGTATGCAGATATACCTGTAGTTTGCTCCCTTGTGGTGTCGAATATAAACCAATTGTCTGCTGAGTCTGTTCGTTTTAATAATATAAACTGAGGCTCCCAACCCAAATCTAAAGTTCGCCCTACTGTTCCATTGCCCGTATAGCTGCCACACTTGATCATCTGATCTTCTGCATCTTCAGAGGAGTTGTCAGCGAATAAGTAGGCTACGTATGTTGCTCCATTAGTATTAACTGCCCCTTGTGTTCCAATAGAAAATAAGTCATTAGTTGGCGTAGTTGTGTTCCACATCACACCAGTAGGGTCATTACCTATGGAGTTTGTAAGATTTAGGTACATAAGTTTGTCGTTACCTAGCGATTTTACATATACAATCCAATCATTTGTGGCGTTTGTCTGCCTAATAAACATCATACCCACATCGCCACCTAGACTATGAGCTATTGTCCGATTTGCGCCATTACCCGTATAGGTCACTACGTCAAAGAACTTTTCCTTCTTGCGGAATGTCCATGCGACTGTATCTTCGTCAGCAACACTAACGAATGATGATGTGCCTGTTGTAAACCCATTACTATTAAAACTCTGAACGATAACTTGCGTGTACCCTGCATAATTTTCGTGAGGATGTAAGACCTTATTCCCTCCTCGCTCCGTATCTACAATAACGGGATACCGATCGGTGTCCCTTTGTTTGATCCAAACCATACCCCCTTCACCAGCAAGATCAATGCCGTTGACGATTGGTACATTAGAATTACTTGTTGCAGGGGTATACAAAAATGTACTAAATACATCTGCCACATCAGTCGGGCCATCACCACTGGATTGACCAGCAATCCCCATGCCTACTTTTCTTTCAATAGTCATACTCTACCCCATAGCCAATACAGCAGTTCCGTACCAAATGGTTCCACCATCACAGGTTGTGAAGAATAGAAGGTCTACTCCACTGGCTGTGAGTGCTGGTGCAGTAGCAGCAGGCCAATCGACTGATGTAGGCCACGTGAGCGTAGCACTACCACCATTCGTGACGATCATGGTAAATGAGCCAGCAGTGCCAGAAGCAGGAGGATTAGTGAATGTTACTGTCTGTCCACCTGAAAGGGTGTAGGTGAATACGTTACCCAACTCAAGGTCTACAGCATGAGCCGACATAGCAACTTTAGTCTCACCATAATCTTTCAAAACTGTACGCTGTAGTATCTGGTCAGAGTGATTGATTAACCCTGTGACTGTACCGCCAGCCTTTGGTAATGCATTAGTAGCTAGTACTCCGTCTGCCGCCACATCCCTTCCATCAAAGGTTGAGTTAGTCGTTATCGGGCCTGTAAGTGCGCCTCCTGCCTTTGGTAAAGCAGCGTTAGCGGTTGCAGTAGTAGACGTAAGGATTCCGTCGCGGGTAGCAATATCCACCCCATCGAAAGTGGAGTTAGTCGTTATCGGGCCTGTCATGGCCCCCCCAGCTTTAGGTAATGCGTTAGTTGCTAGTACACCATCAGCTGCTACATCTCTTCCATCTATAGTAGAGTTAGTTGTTACGGCTCCTGTAAAAGCACCACCTGCTTTAGGCATGGCATTAGTCGCCAATACACCATCAGCGGCTACATCACGACCGTCTATAGTAGAGTTAGTCGTTAATGCTCCTGTGAGTGCCCCACCTGTGGAGGCTAGGAATCCTACTGAGCCTAGTGTGTAGTAAGCCAGCGAAGTCCAAGCGGTTGTGCCATCTCCGGCTTTTAATTTTAGTGTGTCTGTCTCTAGGGCCAATTCGCCTTGAGCTAATGTAGGATTTGCGCTTGTCCAATCTGAAGCGGTGTCCCTACGAATTTGAATAATGCTAGCCATTATGCTGTTCCTCCGTCTACTAATTGAGTTGCTAAATAAGTAGAGTTAGAGACTCCCCCATCTATTTCAAATCTAATTAAATTATCTGTTTGAGTTTTTGTGTAATGGTTCGCTAAAGTAAACGTACCGTAAGCAACAACATCCACAATATCACCGACCAACGCACCGACAGCTAAGACAACCGCTGACCCTGAAGTGCCAGTAAAATCTATTGCGATCTGCAGTTTTATACCGTTTAAATACACGTCTACAAAACCCGATGTGTAAGTTACTGCAAACGATGTTTGTCCTGCGGTTGCAGTAAACACTGTGCGTTCAGCGGTGCCGTTGGCTCCTTGTGTTGCCCAAGTTGCAGCACTTCCATCAGTCGTTAAGAACTTACCTGTATTGCCCGATTGGCTTGGCAGCGCTTCTACCACAGCCCAACTCTCGTTGCTTCCGTCGGTCTTTAAAAACTTGTTAGCGTTAGAGGCCTGAGTAGGTAAGCTGTAAACAGTGTTAGTGTCAGTAAACAAAGCCCCAGCAGGAACATTTGTAAGAACCTGGGTCTTGTCTGCTTTTGCTTCTAAACCTGCCGCAGTAATACGCAGTGACACATCAGTGCCAATTGCCCATGCTGCTGCTGTTGTGTTTTCTTGAGCGCGAACGACAGTTAAAGTAGTTCCTGCAATCGCTGTACAAGTCACAATCTCAAATACAGTATTTGTCACATCAGACAGTGTGATGCGCAGCTCGTCACTACCAGTAAGGGTAGGGAACTCGGATGCATCAGCTACAACTAGAGCGGTTGCACTGTTACTAAAAGACGTAGCAACTGTAGTTGCCGCATTGTTAGAATACTTAATTGACATGTCGATTCCCTATTTACAGAATAGTAATGTCCCAGGTGATCGTAATTACGTCTGACGCACCCTTGTTGACTACTGCAAATACTGTGCGCGCCAACATAGTTCCACCGGCATTTGCAGTAAATAAACCAGCTTCTGTTAATGCGCCTGTGCCATCACCCGCTGCCCATGTAGCAGCAAACGTAACTTTCGTACCGTCCAATGTGCCACCACTTACAGTTAATGCATTACGGTCAAGTTCAGTCACTAATGCAGTATTGGCCGCTGCCGCTGCTGTAGCCCCTGTTCCTACACCCATGTAGGTAACTGCGCTGCCGCCACCTTGTAAACGCGAAGCAATTAATGCCTTACCTGCGTCAACAACAAGGTTGTTAATTTCTTGAACTACAACGCCATTCTTCGAGATAGAAAGCGCCCCTTTTACTTTTATTGAATCATGTAGCATAGTGTTGCTCCTAGCCTAAAGTGGTCTGGTTTAATTGAGAGAAGTTTAAAATTGCGGAACCGCCGCGACGGTGAATAATTGTTGCGACGTCAGTTACGCTCAGACTGTCGTTATAATAATTTGGGGTGTTCATGCCGATTTGTTCGCCAACGCTCACAGTGTCAGACAACGTTCTAAAATAAAAAGCCTGTACTGAAAGAGTGTCGCTGTTGGAGACAGTGTCGCTTTTCCCGGTTTGCACGGACCAACCAAGATCTTCTGACAAACTTATACTGTCTGATTTGTTCTGAGCTAAAAGAAACGTGGTAATTTCTTGGTGAGAAACATTGTCGTTGAGAATTTGCGCGACTGTTTTGGTAAGTGTCTCAGAAACGCTAAACGTATCTGCTACTGGCCTGCTTAGGTCTATTGAAGAAGCATCGTTTGCACTAATGCTATCAGCTACCCCCCGATTCATAGCGAGCGATACAGTTTCTATGGCATTAAAAATATCCGCCAGCACTCTGTTTTTCGGGGAGGCATCAGTGAAAATGCCTGCTGCTTCCATTCGTTTATATATACGTTCAGCAAGCTCAGCTTTTGCTACATTTTGTTGTAAATGAATAGCCATTAGTAGTCGCCACGTACCTTAAATTTCAACTGATCAAAAACTGTTTGTATGCCGCCGGAACTATTAGTAACTTCAACTTCCCCTGTAAAAGTTCCCGCTGTATCAAGCGCACCAACAGGCCATTGCATAAAGACTTTGCCATCTGTTGAAGGGGAATGTTGGGACATAGACACTGTCGCTTTGACAGTGTTAGAGCCTAGTGCTTTAAACTTGAGGACAACTGTAGAACCAGTTAAATCGATTGGAGCCCACGTCAATGAATTATCAAGATCCAGGGTATAACCTGCAGCGGCTGTATTAGAATCGCGGAGTGTTAGATTTAGTTCAGGCAACGTATCGCCTTTAACTAAGTTTATAGTTTCGTAAAACGCCATTTTTACCTCATGTAAGGGTTATTCTCAGCATTGACATGCCGTAACAGTATATCATTATTATATAAGCTGTGCTTATAACTGAGAGTAAACGGGAGTTAGCCGTTTTGCTAAGTTATAAGTGTCTCGGGTAAAGTAAGTTTCAATAGTTCCAGCCGTCGGGCCAAGCAAAGAAACAGTTGCACTACGTCCATAATCTCCAGCGTCAAACATAGCTTTTATAATAGATAATGGGCCTAATATTCCAGAACGATCCATTAAGTCGAACAAGTAAGCTAGAATTCCTTCGTCTTCGTTACCCACATTTTTGCCCAGCGCGCCTTTAATTAATTCACGAACCTGGAGAGCAAGTGCTGCTAGTGGCATAAGTGCGCCAAACAACAAACCAGCCGACATCATAGCGCCCACCTTATCGCCCTCTTTCCAACGTGCCTTTGCTTCTCGAACAACGCCGCCGACAACAACCTGCCCAAACGAGTAGAAGAAACTTTTTAACTGCCAGATCAACATGTAGTGTGGGTCACTTGCCCAAACAGGTCGGTGCGCTGGGTTAGGTCGAATAATAGCCTCATCAACAAAACTTAAAATAGCATCTTGCACAGCAAGACCTTCAGGTGTTGTTAGGTTAACTGAGTCATTTTCAACATCAAAACCTTTAGCGACCATTTCTGGCGTTAGGCCAAGTTCGTCAAGATAGCGCAAGCTACGTTTATCACCTGCAGCCGCTTTTGCGCCATGAGTTCTAATAAAGTCTCTAGCCATGTTCGCTGAAATAACTCGCGTCATACGGGTCCAACTTTCGAGGCCAATTGCTGTAAAGTATTTGTCCGACCACCTACGTGCACCTGCGTCCATAAAGTCAGAACTGTAAGATGCAATCAACGCGTCTTGCACTGCTGCGCGTCCCGCTGCACCAATACGCTCAGCAAATGCAATTTGCTCTTCCCGTGACTGCTTACTTATATAACCACGCCACGCTTTCATCGCGCTCTTGAACCCATCCATATCCTTTGCTCGGATAATTGGATTACCCGCATCAGTAAGTGATGCCACTGTGGCAAAAAGTAATGTTGTGGCAAACTGTAATGCTGCAATGTATGACTGGAATTTATTCCATTTTGGATTTATGTCTGCACCCAACTGCCCCATGTAACTCATTACTATTTTTCTAGCTTGGGTTTTTTGCTGCGGGTTCATTTGCTCTATTAACGCCGCTGCTCTCGCTTCTACTACACTGTATTCGGCGTGTTTAGTTGCTTGCTTTAAATACGACTGCACTGCAATAGCCGGGGTCTTATAAAACCCCAGTTCCTGCATCGCTTTTTTATCCATGTTTTTTAATGTGCGTTGTAGCTTTGCATCGAACTTAGCACCTGCTAATTCAGAATCTGGTATAGGCATTTGATCTACAAACGCACCTTCGTTCTGCATTATTTTTGAAAACACTTTTTTTGCTTCGCCTTTTGTTAGACCTGCCTTTTCTAGTTCATCGAGCATTGCCTGTGGGTTTTCGGCCATCGCAACCGTGTTGTAGACAACTGGAAAATAGTTTTGGATAAAGCCAATTTTAGGTATTCTTTTTTGAAGATAATCCTTATGGAAACGCTCGAAAAAACTTGCTAGTTCTTGGCGCATTTTAGGGTCGACTGATTCTTGTATGGGAACACCAGCTTGCATTTCTTCAAGGACTTTCGCTGAAAGAGCTTCATCCTCTCCAATTATTTCACCGTACTGAGCGTTCCATTTATCCATCGCGTGATTCTGCTTATTTAGCATATCACCATCCTGCCCTGCTTCTTGGCTACGTTTGTAAAAGAGGTTGGCAAACGCAGGGCCGTTTTTACCTAACCTAGTACGTGCGTACTGGTCGGCAGACAATGTTACCTTTAACATCTGGGAGACAATATCGCTTCCCCACATTTGGCTAAATAGTTCAGTAAGTTTGGCCACCGCTTTTGAATCAATTAGATTAGCAATAGCCAACGCGATAGGGTCTTTAGAAAACTCTTTGTAGTCTGGAACCTTAGTTTTATTTTCCGCAACAGCTTGTTTTCGGTTGCGGGGAGTGCTCTGCCTTGTAGTTTGACTAACAAACTCAGGACCACCGACCAGAACAAAATTAACTGACCCATCTGGTTTTTTACCAGCAACTTCATCCAGAAACTGTTCAAAGGTTTCATTCAAAGTGGCGCGTTCTTTTGTATCCCGTAATGCGGATCGGCTCGCTGCACTTTGCCCCTCTTCCAGCTGCTGTCTTACAAACTGTCGTGAACGGTTAAAGATCTGAGTAATCTGTTTTGCTACTTTTTTAAAGAACGCTCCAGAAAAATCACTAGGTTTTTCTGATTGTTTTTTAGCCCATGCGCTTACTTGGTCAGCAAACCATTCTTCAAAACCAGCGGTGTCGTCTGTGTAAGTATAAGAACCTGCTTTTTTAACCAGCCGTTCTTTACTGAACTGTTTCCAAAGTCTATCTTGCTGGGCCTTTGGAAGAGACTTCCACATATCCCACATCACGATATGACCTATCTCATGACCGAGCGCAAATATTTGTTTTGCCTGTTGATACGCGTTGTCTTTCTTACCTGTCTGCAGTTTTAACGCTATGTATCTCTTGCCCCTAAACTGCACTACTGCAGCTGCTGAGCCGTCACTAAACTGCCTTCGGAACACTTCTTTAACTTCAACTGGAAAGTTGAGTCCTTCCATTTCGTCGTAGTAAAACAAATTAATACCGCTGTCCAAACCTAAAGACTTCGTTATAGCATCAATGTAATTCTGGAAAACATCTGGGATACTGCCCCATGCGGTTGTGCCGTTTTTCGAGGTGCGTTCGCCCGTTTGAGTTTTAGCTTCCACTTTAGGCTTTGCTTTCTTTTGTACTTTAGGCTTTGCCCCAGCTTCCACTTTAGGCTTGGGGTTTTTTAGTGGCTTCTTCTCTGCTTGAGGCTTTGGTTCAGGTTTGGTTGCTTTATTAACAGTCGCCCTAGCCGCTTTTGCTTTTTTCTGATCCGCTTTACTTTTTGCTTCTTGGCGTTTTTGGCTTCTCAACATGGCCATTGGTTTTTGATCTTCCGCTCGATCTTTACTATCTTTGCGCCTGTTATCAATACTTTGCGGTATGTTTACTTTCGGCTTTGTGCCTCTTTTATTACTATAGATAATGGGTTTGCCATCTTCGTCTAAAATCCTGTTTTTATTGGCGTCGCTCTTGCTTTGATTTTCGCCCATGACTGTAGTGTCAGTTTCTAAACTGGCGTCTGCTTTAGCGTCGCCTTCAGCGACCAATGTTTCGTAGTTGCCTAGCGCGTCGCTAAGCATTTGCAACGCTTCTAATCCTACAACGCCGTCTGGGTCGTCAAGACCTTCTATGAAAGCTTGGAGGTTTTTGATCTTCTCTTCGATCTTTATTAATCTTTGTGCTCTGCCATCTTCACCATCAAATGCTGAGCCGTCCTCTGTAGTCTTTCTATCAGCCCATACTTTTTTTAGATCAAGCCATGTGTAAGATTTACCATTAGCTGTTGCTATCACGGTTGTGTCAGGCAAATTGTCGAGGTCAATTTTGAAACCCCTGTCCGCCAACTCTTGGTTCATTCGTAAAAAACCAGACATGAGTAACTGAGGGTACGTCATAGACGACGCGTTAGCCTTATCCTTGTTGTTCGCGCGCTCACCAGCTTTTGTTAATTCTATCGGAGCTAAAGTAGTTTCTTTGCCTTGCGGATCTGTCGCTGGAAGCGTCCGATCTACACCTTTCCTTTGTACACCCGCAACCGCTTTTTTTACACCATCATTAACAATGTCGCTAACGTCAAAACTGCTTTCCACAACCTCTTCAATATAAGCAAGGCCGTCTAGTTGCACGATGCGATACTGCATGCCAGGATTTTCTTCCTGCAAATTCGCCATTCTTTTTTTGACGCCATTACCATTTATTTTGTATCCATCACCCTCTACAACCGACGTACCTTTTTTGTTTTTCCCTATAAGGCGCGCTTCATAACCTGGAGGCTGCTCTTCTAGTTCTCCTTGTGGAGTCCGTTGTTCAGTAGCACCTGCTTCAGGTAGAGTGCTCGCCTGCTCGAGTGGATCATTAAAGATTTCACGGTCAATTTCTGTCTTACCATCGTCTTCTAGTTTAGGCTTTCCAGCTAACTTCTTTTGGGCTTGGCGCACAAGCACAAAATACTTGTTTGGTCCCATCTCGTCAGCACGCCGATTTAATTCTTGTGTCGCAGCAGCCGCATTTGCATCCGTATTTACGTCTGGTGCAATGGGCTTCCCGTCTTCGTCTGTTGGGATTGCTGCCAACAAATCAACGAGTGGCGTCTGTGCTATATTTTCAGGACTAAGTTGCGCTGTTTGTTTTGCCCTTTGTTTTGCCTGTTCTAGTGCGGATAAGTTTTCCCCGTCCATTGTGGCCATACCAGCTGAACGTGTTCCGTCGTTTGGCCCTTCCAGCAAAGGTGTAGGTCCATTAACAGGCGGACTTTCTCTTAGCGAGACTTCGGTTCCAGCTTCTGATCGACGCCCTGCTAAAATATCTTTGACTGATCCAGCGGTGTCTCGCACTTGTCCAGCCAAGTTGCCAGCAAGCTTGCTTGTTCCACCTAAAGATTTGCCTGCAACAAAACCTGAAAATGCCGCTTGGGACATTCGCATCGTGGCACTTTTAATATCGTAGTTTGGGTCTTGTATGAAACGCTGAGCGATCATCAAACCTTCTTGACCTGCTTCTGCTCCCAATTCTTTTAAGCCCTGAACGCCGCCTGCTTTAGCAACGCCGCCTGTTAAATTGCGTAGATAACTGCCCTTTTTTATGTGGCTTCCTTTGATCAAACCTTTGACAGATTTATAAAATGCCAGCTCTGGCAGGTAATCCATTACAGCAAAAGGGACACCCATAGCAAAAGCCAACTCTGCAGCGTCTTTCTTTTCTATATCAGATTCCATAGATTCATCGAATGACGATGCCGTACCTTGAATATAACCTGAAGTAAGGGCGCCTGCTTTTCCAGCCTTTTTTGCACCAGCTACGCCAAACTTTGACCTAGCTTTTTCTGCAGCCATTTTCTTTATCGCGTCCCGCGCAACCATGTCTCCTTCGGGGGTTCCCTCACCCTTTGCGTAGGCTTTTACTGCCTTTGTTACAGCACGTTTTATTTGGCCTTTAGCAACCAGACCTCCGACAGCACCGGGCGCTGCACCTGCACCACCTGTGGTTAAACCACCTGCAACAAAACCGCCTAATGTCCACGCCAGCGAGTCTAACGCCGACGGGATCGCTTGGTTTGCAGTGTATGCAGTAAGTTCTCCGAATTCGCTGAGTAGGTCTACCGCTTCTTTGTTTTCGCCTATACCTTTGTAAGATTCAGAAACGTCCGTTACAAAATCCTCGAACTTAACTAGATGTTGGCCTATTCGTCCAGCTTGGTTGTCCAACTGTCCAGCAGTTTTAAGATCCCTTGCGGCGTCTTCCTTATCACCGATTAAATAATTGCCTGCGGCTCTAAATGTATAATATGACGACCCCAAGCCTTTCCATCCAGCAGCTCGACCAGCGGCAGCAGGTGATAAGCCTGTAGGTGTGACACTTGTGCCTTGGTCAATGTCGATCTGTAATGAAGCACTTTGATCTTCCAGACCTTTTAGTTCATCAGACAGTCCACTATCAGCTTCTTCTATTTGACCCCGAAGTTGCTCACTTAGGGTTTCTAACTCAGCTAATGAGGCCATTACTATTTAATCCCCTGTAGCCGCTTTATCTCCGCAATTTGGGCGTCTACTTTCTTTTTTAATCTCGTTTTTATAGCGCGTTGAACTTGTGTAGGTGTTTTTAACAGATTTTTATCGGTTATCAAGAGTTTGATTGCGTCTGAATCTAAGTTATCTAAGTAATAATCCCGATCGCCATGTTGGTTGCCCTTTGCGTCGAAAAGCATAATCTCTTTTGTATTTGGATCGTATGCAAAGTTGTTCTGCACATGTTGTAACTGATTATGCACATCGTCTTCGTCAGATCCGCGAACCCAATCAATAAAGCTACCGATCCCAGTAATGGCAAGCTCATCAATTAAATGGGACTGAAGATGTTGACCCAATATGTTCTGCTCAAGTTCAGGCAACTCCATCAAAGTACCTTCGCGTGCTAATGTCATCATAGAGTCTTCTGAATCTAATGCGCCATCGTCGTCCGAAGTATGGAGTCGCATAATTTTAGTTTTATCAGCCTGAGATCTACCATCAGTACTATCCGATACCCTCCAGCGTTCTTCGCCTGTCGTCTTATCTAAGGCTATTAAGGTGCCATCCGCCGCTGTCGTCATATAAGGTGTGGCTGCAGTACCTGCAATATCCATTGCTTTTTTGAGAAGGTCTGTCTGATTGTTCATGCCGGTTTGTGTTATCTCTCCTGCTTCTATCATCTGTTGTTTTATGTATTCTACGCCGCTTTTAGATAACACCCCTAAATCAGCCACCCGAGCAATAGCTTCATCATCAATCATACCCAAGGCTTGTGCAACGTGCAGTTGGTAAAGCAAAGCAGGCGTCATTTTCTGCGGCTTTAGAATTGATTCTTGTACTTGTGCAGCTGGTGGTGGGTTTGCAACAATTGCTGCATTGACAGCAGCTTTAAGGACAGGGTCTTTAACTTGTTGAGGTTTGATCTTTCCTTGTTTGACAATGTTAGCCGCCGCTTTCGCTTTAGCCTTAGCGTTCTTCATTGGGGCCATGCCGTTAGCGTAGTCTTTTGTATCTAGCAGATTATTGTGTGCTAGCTGTGCTTCGTCAAACGTGTCATTACCCGCCGCTTTGCGATCATCCAACCGTTGGCCTAGTTTAGTTAAAGTTGTTAACTGAGTTTGTAGCGATTTTGGGACTTTGCTGCCATAGGCATCAACCCTTGTTTGGACATCTTCTAATCGTTTTTTGTTCTCTGCAATTCTAGTATCAATTTGGGCGATCGGTTCCCTCATTAGGTCCATACGTTTTTCAGAAGCTTTGACTGCACTATTCCAGTTGTCAGCATACTTAGTGTCTGGGTCTGCTGGTGCTGGTGCTGGTGCTACTGCTGGTGTTACTTGCGCCTGCTGATCAGCCTGAATTGCTTGGCTTAGATCTGCTGAGTCTTGGACAGTGTTATTATTAAGAACTAAACCAGTTCCTTTTGGGACACCGTTTACTGCATTCATACCTTCCGCTATGGCCTTTAAGTCACCACTTAATGGCCGGCCAATTGCGTCATGCATTGCGATTGACACCTTCTCCTTTAAAAGATCAAAACCCATAAGGTCCATAGCTGTTAGATCATCACCCTCTACAGCGGTTCGATTCTTTGACATGTACATGACTTTGCCAGGATTTTTGGGGTCCTCAATTTGTATCGCACGACGCCCATCACCAAGATCAACAGCACCTGCGAAACGATAAATTGTGCCGTCAGCTCCCTGTAATATTTTTTTGGCTACGGCGGGATCATTAATAATAGCTCCGAAAGCCTCCTCCACTTCAGGTCCGTCAGAAAATTTCTTTGTAGTTCCATCTGAGTTCATCATGGTTTGGAAAAATAAGCCTGCAGCTGGTTTAAATAGTTCCTTTTGGTTTTTTAAATCTTGAGCCAGTGTAGAAGCATTATTAAACGCAGTAGTGGCTTTAGTGCCCGCTAGGGTTGCAGCACGTTGATCTTTCAAACCGTCGTATCTTTCCTTCTCCAATGTAACCGCATCTGCCGCTGCGTTTTCTGTTACCGAGTTCTGTCTTATATCCTCGCCCAAAACCGCTTGGCGATAGTCCTGATCTTTTTGGGCGTTTTGTTTTCTATCAGCAAACTGAGCAATTTGTAGTCCGAGACTAGTTTCAAACTGCTTGTTCTGCATCTCTGCCTGCTGGTTGCCCAGTACAGCCTGTAAAATGGGGTTGTTATAAGCCATGTTCTTCTCCTACATTCCAAAACCGATGATTGTACCTAGCATTTGCATATTCGATGCGTAGGCACCTGCTCTGGCTTGTTGATACGCGTTTTCTCTATCTGCTTCCATACTCGCAGCTGAGCTCAGTCCGCCCAAAGCAACGTTTAACTGTTCTTTACCCATACCCATTAACTGGGCTTTTAGGCCGAAGTTACGGTCACGTTGATCTATTGCGGAGTTGTTAACCGCCCCTGCATATGAGGAGGCGTTGCCAAGTGAATTCATACGTTGCTGGGATGCCATTTGAGCAGGCGTCATACTTGCGCCGTAACGGCCCAATGTGCGTTGCTGCATACCTTGAGAAACTTGCTGACCTAAAGTTGATGCTCCTTTTGCTGAGTCAATCATTGCAGTGCTATTTGTATCTGCTAGCATCTGCTCTTCAGTTTTACCGTAAGTGTCTAGGTAATTTTTTAGCTCGTCGCGCGTAATGTTCGCAAGAGCTTTTCCAGCTTTTGTGCCTTCATCGGACTGAGCAACTTTGTTTGCACCTTCTTCTTTGTCATTAGTGCCTCGGTCAACGTATGCATCTCCGTCTGCAAAACCACTAGATGGAGGTCCAGTATTAGGGCCCTTGGTTTCATCACTCGTCAACTCGTCAAATATTTTACCTAGTATCATCGTTACGGCCCCATTGTAAATTTACGGTCTGGACGCATCAGGACGTCAATCTGCTTTTGTAGTTTATCGAGTTCAGTCGTATCAGTTTTTTTGAAATGCTTTTGGTAGAGACCAGCGCCAAGATCATTACCGAGTGCCATATTAGTTGACTGCATGCTGCTGGCTGCTCGGGCTTTAGACACAAGCTCAGAGTTTTGAGCCCGTGCTGCATTAGATAAGCCTTGCATAGCTATACTTCGGCCACCTTGACCCGTTTTTAAAGCACCTAGCTGTGAGGTATCTTTTACACTTTGAGCTTTAGAGTATGCTGAACCCAAGGCACCGCCAAGAGCATCATTTTGGATGACCCCCTGTCTGGTCTGACCCATCATAGAACGACCGCTGCCAAAGCCACCACTAGTATTGGAAGTACCCAATCCGGCACCTTGACTTGAAGAAAATGCCTGTGCCGCATCAGCGTTTGCTCGACCGCCAAGGACTTGAGAAAAATCTCGCCCTGACTCCTTAACAAAGCCAGCTTCAAGCGGTCGATAAAGTCTTTTATTACGGTCAGAAATTGTGGTGGCATTCTCGATTAGAGCCTTTTCGTATTCACCCTGCGGTGCTTTTTTTGCTGTATTACCCATTTTTGTTTACCTGACAATGGTATGTTACATAGGCGGGTCGAAAACCCATCTGCATAACACGCCTGCCCCAACCCAAACGGGCAGAATTAAATTCTATTCGCTCGACGCCTAGTGTGCTGGCTAAATCGTAACCTGCCGCAAGAGTCTCTGAGAACACATCAACACCGGGGCTAAGCCACAGGTGGTCAATCACTAAAGTAGGTATTTTTTCATACCCAGAATCGTATTGGCTGAGTATCGCGAATCCTAAACGATCCATGCCTTCCTCGATCCAATAGAGGTGAATACTTTCCTGCATCAGGTGATGGTAAATATCAGCAACCAAAAACTCTGCTTTTACCTTATGGATGATGTCTCGCATCCCGCCTTCAAAATAAGAGTAGTTTTCTCGAACTTCATTCTTAGTTGCAGCTACTAACTCAAGCACTAAATACCGCCGTACTTTACTGTTCTGCGAGTCGGGCCATTGCGTCCATCAGCCTTACCCTTTGCAATTAAAATGTGGGCTTCAAACTCTGCCTCATGTTTCATTGCGCGCTGTGGGTTAGCCCATGGCATATCATGAGAGTTAAATAAGTTAGCCATCGCTCCAGCCATTATTCCGTCGACGTTATCCTCAACAAAATCATCAGCAATACTGGTCGCTTTTAGAGTTGGTTTTAAAGCAGCGTGAATATTGACGCTTTGTCCCGACAAGATAGGTACAGGCACCAACAAAATAGTCTTGTTGCTTGGACGTATGTAATGCGTTGGGGTGCTTTTCTCAGTGCGCCACTCAGGGTTTGCGTGAGTTGCTCCTTGCTCGGTGTCAGGGAATATCTCTTTTTTGGCATGTATTACGGAATATGTATCCGTGATGCTCGTATTTCTAGGTAGCTCAATATCGTATTCAAACAACCCTGCAACTGTGAGGATAGGGTCTAAGGTAAAGCGGTATGCGCTACTGCGTTTACAAAACGACAGCACAGCATCTTTGATTGCTTTTTCCACTACAAAATCAGGGCAACCTGCTATGTGATAAGGAAGAAGGCTGACCATGTCTTTGTAATTCATAAATTACCCCTGTTGTGCTACTGTGCGTGTGTTCGGGCTAGTAACAGCATCTAGTTGAATCTTTATGCCCAGAGACATCTGCATTGCTTTGTAATGTTGAGCGCTACGTTGCTCATTTAGGGAATCCGTTTCCTTAGAATATGCACGGTAAAGGATGTAATCTAGTAAGTTGTTTGAGTGAATGTCTGGAATAGTAATAGTGCCTCCAACTGAAACCTGGGCAGGTTCTACTGCATATACAGTTTCGAGGTAACCATTTCCATCGTTAGGCGGGTATACATAAAAAGTCCTGGGGTCTAACTCATCGAACACATAATGATCCGCAACCGCAGTGGCTGCAGCTGTGTGCCACATAGGCTGACGCATATCTAATACATCACGGCTAATAACACTAACCACTTTTCCGCCGACACCGGCCCCAGTTAAATTCCGTACAATTCGCAACACCTGCAAACCCACAGCAGGGATGGATTGTTTTGTACCAGCGACCAAAGTTACCGACTGGTTAGTTGCACTAACGGAAGGCTTGAGCAAACAGATTTCACGCTGTCCGTCGTTTAACCAAGAAAGCAGCTCTGTTGTTGTCCAACGCGCTGCTGCTACATCCTGTAAAACCGTTTGGGCTTTACTAATAATATCGTTCGATGAAATGGCCATTACGCCTCGCTAAGTTCAGCCCACGCTACATCGCGCTGCTCAGGAGTGATGTCGTAACCTAGAACTTTTTCTATGCTACGAACTTTAGGTTCACCCGTATTTTTTGAGAAGGCTTTAGTGTCGCCTAGCTCTACCAACTGCTCGATGGCAGTGACTATCTCCATAGTGCGGTCCTCGTCTGAGACCTCATCTACTTCGACCTTTTCAGCAGCAGGTTTTTGCGCTGGTTTTTTCTCGCCTACAGGATATGCTCCCATAGCAATACATTCGTCCACCAAAGGTGGTGGGACTTCTTGCGCAACACCTGCTTCAAACCAAGCCGATTGGCCGGTTGTACTGCTTACGTGCATTGCCTTATCAGAAATCAACATATAAAAAAACTCCAAAAAGCCCCCAGCGTACTGCTGGGGGAAGAGGCCCTAATTACTTAAATGGCAGTGTCTAGTGTGATTACACCAAAATCTTGTGCGTCACCAGTTACCATGCTTGTGTACTTTGGCTTACGGAAGCCTAAGATCTTACCGATTGAGATACCGTGCTGGTTTCCGTAGTCGTAAGTTTCTTCAACCCAGTCAGCGTCGCCAATGTCAGCCATTGCCAATGCTTGTGCGCCACAGAACAAAGCACGTTGCCCGTTTATTGCACCGCCAGCACCGAACTTACCATCAGCCGCTTCACCAGAAGTGTCATATACATGACGGAACTCATGAATCATTACGCCGTCTACCATTACGGAAGAAGAACCTGAGAACAAAGAGTTGACTGGTCCACGGTTGCCTGCGTTACGAACGTTGGCTAGGAAGTCAGCATCTAACTTCAGCTGAGCCATGCCTTGAGGAGTAACGAACATGTGGAAACCTTCGTCACCACCTGCGCCACGAACACCACGCATGTAGTGATCTTTAGCGTAAGCCTTTAGGTTGACGATGTTCTTGTATCCCAAGATTCCAGTAGCAGTAAGGTTACCAGTACCAACAGTGCCGTCAGCTTTTGCAACTAACGTACGCTTGTTGGTTGGAGCAGTAACGTCTGCAGAAAACTCAAGGTTAGACAAGTTCTGGCCAGTTGCAGCTACAGTACGAGCACCACCGTTGTTCTTCTTGGTGTATGCCAAACCAGACAAAGTTAAAAATGCTAACTGGTCCATACGGTCAGCCATCCAGTAAGCCAATGAATCTTTAGAGGCTTCGCGGAAGTTTACGATAGACTTTTGGTCGGCTAAACGGCCAGCCAAACGGTTTGCATTACGCATCTGGTCGATACGAACTGTGATGTCAGAACTAGAAAGAGCTTCTTCGTTGCCTTCTAGAGTGTAGTCACCTACCACACCGTCGCCAGACAAGTCAGCTAGCAAAGTTAAAACAGCGCGTGCGCCCTTTTCACTTTTAGTTAAGTCAGTAATGCGCTGAACCATGGCGTTAGAGCCAGAACCAGCGAATTGGTTAATGAAGGATGCGTTACGGGCAGCGTGCCAGAAGTCGCGAGACCATACGGTCTTTTGCTCTGAAGTTAGAGCGGCAAAATTAGTTAATGCCATGAGAAAATCACCTATATATCAAATTAAAATAAATTATAAGAACTGCTTATAAACGGTCGCCATTAATCAGGCAGGGGCGACAACCACTGCATGCTGTTGGACGTGTCGTGCCCGAACGAAATAGCGACCTTTTTAAGAGGGACGAACTCATGGCCTTTTTAAGCTGGCGAATGCTACCGTGTGTCGTACGGCCTTCGATTCAATAGGCTTTGGCAGTTATCGTACTGCAAGACGAACCTGTGTACATATATTAGCACAGCTTATAAAGTAAGGGAAACTGTAACCCCTTTAAAATAGATCATCGACTATTACGGGGGTGTGTTCCCCCATAAAAGCCCCTTCAATATTAAACGACATGAACTCTCTAGCCTCATGAATACCCATGCCTTGCTCAACGAGGTTTTCTAGGATCTTTTCAGCAGAATACGTAACTACTGGAACATCCCCGACGTGAGATACTCCAATAATTGCGCTATCCAAACCGTCCATGAACAAGAGCCCAGGGAAATCTATTTCATAGGCTGCTTCTATTTCCTCGCGCATTATCCGAAGTCACCGCGCAGACGATGCATTTGAGCTTCGGACAACTTCTCGAAGTCCGAGTCAGTCATGGTGCTGATGTTAACAACGTCATTATCACGGGTTGCTGCGCTCTCACCTGCAAGCTTAGCAGGCTGCTTATTAGCGGCTTCCAACTTAGCGTTCACATCAGTCTCACGCTTTTTAGCAGCAGGCTTAGTCTCAACGGCTTTGGGTTGCAACAACTCAGGCATACTAGATGCCAGTGTCATACGCACCGCTTTACGCAGTGCGTCAGCTTGCGCCATACCTTTATCTGCATACATGCCCATGAGCTCATTAGCATCGGCGATAAGATCAGTGTCAGCTTGGTCGCTGTTGGAATCAAGCACTGGGTATGAGGCCATCATATCTGAAACAGCCACATCCAGATCTAACTGCTGCTTGGTTACATTCGTTGTGTTGTGGATTTCCCCACGCAACTCTTTAGCCATCGAATCCCGTTCAGCACTTCGGATCTCTTTGCGAACCTTTTGGGCCTTATCTGTTTCGCCATCGAGCACTGCGTCCATATATTCAGCTTCTTTACCGTCAAAGTCGAACTCAGGTTCAGGCGCTACTTCAGGCTTCGCACTTTCTTCTAGCTTAGCGAGTCGATCTTCAAGTTGCCGTCTTCGAGCAATCTCTTCATCCATTCGAGACTTAGGCACCATGTGCGCCTTGTCGTCAGATTTAGAAGTAGCCGCTTCTTTGACTTCTTCTTCCTCTTCCACCTCTTCTTCGACTTCCTCGCCTTCTAGTCCACCTTCGTCACTCTCTAACTCAGATTCGACTTCTTCTTCGCCCTCGGCTGCCTCGGCTTCGTCCGCTACTTCAACTAAATGTGCAATAGCCGCATCTGTCGGGTCAGCTTCCTCTTCGGGCGTATCCCCTCGGTCTAAGGCACTTGCGTCAAAATCTTCGCGACCATCACCACCTGCGAATTCATCAAAGTTTTTATCATCAATACTATCATCGTGCTCTAAATTGGCACTTACATTGGATTTAGGCATTAGGGCCTCCGTTGGTTTATTAAAATACTACGTTTTTTGGTTTCTTGTACTCTTGCTGCGTTTTGTCCTGCTGCGCACCAAGTCGCAGTATTTCTGCTGCAATCTTAGTGGTTGATTGGGTTTCGGAAGCTTGCTCTTTTTGAGTTGCGGACAACTCAGCCAGTTGCATACGAACATCCAATTCTTGACGCTTGATCTCCATGCGCGCTTCTAGTTCAGCCATCTCTTTTTCAGGCGTGGTTTCTATGTCGCTAGCTTTGGCTGCGGCGAGCATAGCTTGCGCTTGTAAATTAGCTGCTTCAGATTGGAGCTTCTGCATTTCCAACTTGACCTGTTCCATCTGGATCTGCTGTTGTATTTGCGCTGCTTCTTGCTGCTCTGGCGATTGCTCTACACCTGTGATCATGCGAATACGCTTAGCCAGCTCACCCTTACGTTGTAAATGTGAGTACTCGATAATGGCATCATCTGGGATGGCAATGCCCACTTGGCGTAGTTGCAATGCTTCAGCAAACTGAGACTCATCGAACGTGTCTCTAGCAGGCATGGTTGAAATCACAACGTCATATTCGCCAACAGTCATGTCATTAACAACTTCACCCTCTGGAGTCATTTGGTTTAGTACCATTTCTTCACGGGGCTTCATTGGGTCATCGTCTCTTGTGATCTGAATCACTCGCTCTTCGGTGTAGAACGATTGGATCAAACACAAGATATTCTTAGCGACAAACACCCGACTTTTTGCAAGGTTGTCTAATGGAACCTGGATCTGAATTTGTCCACGGTTTTGTTTTGCCTGAATGGCAACACCTGACACTTCTGCGTTATCTTGCCCAAGCATGGAATCAGATACGCCAGAAATCTCTTTGATGTTGTTGGCTGCTTTTTGACCAATACGATCAAGTCCAGTTGGTATCTGGTTCGGGTTGATTTTCTGTGGTGGGTTAGAACCACGGTTGTATTCCAATACTAGACCTGTCTGAGCGCCACGTTCTTGGAGATCATCCGATGTCATACCATTTAAGGAGCCCGTCTCAACAACCCAGCCACTGTTCGCAGTCGTGTTAACAATGTGCAGTTCTTGAGAAGAGATCTTGTTCAGTTGTTCTTGGGGCGAAAGTAAGTTGCGCACCATACCGAACGGCTTACCACGTCTGAAATACGGGAAGTAAGGCACAATGGTAAAGTCTTTATACGGTGACCAGTCATCATGCAAAACAACCTGGTCGGCAGTGATGGTCCAACGCACCTTCTTAATTAACTTTTTGAGCATTCCTAAGCCGTACTCTTTGGCGAATAGCTCAGTGCGTTCTTCGTCCCAGGATTCTGGCACTATGCGCATATCTTTAGTTTTTTGGTCAACAAAATGTGGCGTTAGAATAAGCTTACGATGCTGTCTTTCAACCACGCGCACCGCTCGAATCGACCGCTTGTCGTCAACTTCACCGCTGCCGTATACGCCCTCACCCACGTCGCCATAATTGGAATCGCGGAGCTCTTCTAAGTCCATAGAGTCCCGGCTTAGATGTTCGCCGTTCTCAGCAATCATGCGTAGGCGATCAGCTTTTTCTTGGCCATACTGCTGCTCAATGTCATCAATGCTTAACCACTTAGTCTTGATGACCTCGTTCCAAGTTGTTGGGTCATAATCTTTGGCGTCTGGATCAGGCAAGATGTCTAACGGATCTTCTGCTGTGATCTGGACTTCACCTTCAATGTGATCATCAAAGTTCATGCGAATGTCAAAGTAACCACGATCTTGGATTACGCCATCAGAGAACACCTGACTTTCTAAATAATCGTATTGGTTATTGTCACTGATCTGCATGTAGAGTTTGGTGAGTACCGCAGCAACTTCATCTGAGCTGTTACGTCTAGGCTTAAACATTACATCTGCACGTTTAGAGGACTGCTCGCCCAGTATGGTGTTGACGGTACTCAAAATGGTATTGATCGTAAGGTGTGGACGACCCTCGGAATCTAACGCGTCAATGTCAGCCTGTTCCCACTGCTCACCACGATAATAACGATCGCACTTGACCGCCGTCCGTATGTAGTCAGTGTGGCCCGCATCTCTAGCCCGCACATAACGAGCCCAATTGTTATCTACGATCTTCCCTTCTTTAAGCGGATCGATTTTTTTTGACTTCTTGTACGCCATAGCTATGCACTCATCGCTGATTTACTGCGGTTAGGGGCCATGAGACCGGGGAGCTTATCTCTCCAGGACTCTTCAATTATTCTTTGGTCTACGACAGTGGACATTTCGGACATCATTAATCCGATCCAAGCTAAACTGTCAACTTGGTCATCATGTACACCGTTAGGGAATCGCAACATCTCTGCTATTAGTCCTGCGTTCCAAAGTTGGAACTTAGGGAAGAACACCATGCCCTGCTGCATACGGCCCTGAATGGCACGGGCGCGAGCTTCTTTATCTCTGCGTCCAGTTTTCAGTTCCATCAAATACATTTCATACAGACCACGCTCAGCGATCCGCTTCTTTAGGAAGGGCCCAAGCGCCATCTCAATATGTCCACGCTCGATGCCAACGATCGACGGTTTATATTCCTCATATACATCAAGGATTTTCTCAACCAATTCGTAACCGTCCCATTTACCACGCTCGACGTGCATGACATACATCTTGTCTTCTTGGTCTACACCAACAACTACGCCCACCGAGAAATCGTTACGGTCTGCTTTACCAATGGCAAGGTCCCACGCGCAATAGATCTTGAGCTTCTTACTCTCTAGGGCGTTAGTTTTGTAGTACTGGAACATGCCTATCTTGAAGTAATCACCCTCATCAGCCACAGGGTTCTGCTGGTACAACGCTGACCAATCTCGAGGACCTACGGCCTTCTGTATCCGCATCAACGCTTCAGCGTCATAACGGGCAGGATGCAACGGATCGTACTTCTTACGGTACTTCTCATCTTCTTCAGCGATCGCTGGGTACTTGATTACTTCCCAATTATCACCGCCGTCTTTCTCTTGTTCCAACAACCAACCTGCAAGGTCGTCGTCGTGCCAACGGGTTAGGATAACGAGGATGCCACCGCCCGGCGCGAGACGCGTATAGGCCGTTGAGGTATACCAATCCTTCGCAGTTTGGCGAGCGGTCTCAGATTCTGCTTGTTCGCGGTTTTTTACAGGGTCGTCGATGACTAATATATGGGCGCCTTTTCCGGTGATCGGTCCACCAACACCCGCTGCCACATAACCACCACCTTCGGTCGTTAGCCACTGCTCAGCG